GCCGTTTTTAATGTGAGGCATACTAAAGTACCCCCTAAATTTTATAAAAATGACAGTAAATAACAAAAAACAAACCAAACCTAGCAAGGACAAAATAAGAAAGACCCTAATAAAATTACGTGATAATGGTATAGAGCCCAGATTAGACTTCTTAAAAGAATTCTCTATGTTTGATGATGAAACTCAGGACAATTTAATAGTGACTTTTAAAAAATATCCTGAAATAGAAGTTAGATACAAATGGACATAAAAAGCATATCAGATTTTAAAATTATGAAGTCACCTGCCGGTTACTACATAGGAAAAGATTGCCGAGTAGTATATGGTGATGAAACTATAACAGAACCATACGATAGATTTACAGATTATTACCCAACTAAAAAACCACTAGAAAAAATGTTAAAGGCAATAAATAAAAATTATGAAAAACAGTAAAGACCAAAAATTATTTGAGTGGGGGATCATCATTTGTATTGTTCTTATAGTTATAATTACCAAGTATTTAATATTTAATTGCATGATTTTATGTGGAGATTGGTACGATGGGTGAGATGAAAAAAATAAAAAGGAGTTATAGTGTTGCTTATGCCAAATGGAAAAGAAGGTAAATCTTTTTACTTTATAAAAAATGACGTTACCCAAAAAGATATTGATGAATTTGTGAGGATTAATCTTCAATTTATAGATGCAGCTTACAAAAATGGAGAAATCCCATTAGAGCTGAAAGAAGTATTTGAAGATGTTTACAAGAATGAGCCGACCATAGAAAATGGAGAAGTTCATTTTATTATGACTGTACACCAGTTTGAGAGATTTATCGGTGTATGGCAAAATGCAGAAAAACAAATAATGGAAAGTAATTTTTTCAAAGATATGCTAAATGGGGGTAAGTTACACTAATGGAAAAAGATAAAGATGATACAACCGATCATAAATAAGGAGAAATTATGAGTATTGATAAAATAACGCCTGAAGAATGGGACGCTAAAACAGAGCTCACAAAAGAGCAGATGGAAATGGAAGATAAATGTGATTTTCAAGGAGATGCGGAAGATCTAGATATGGTTAATAAACCACCTCACTATAATCAGGGAACATTAGAGGCTATTGATTATATAAAACAACAATTAGGCCCATTAGGTTATAGATCTTATCTTGAAGGTACAGCAATCAAATATCTTCAT